TAGATTAACCGTGCGTTTAACTAAAAATTGTAAACGATCTTCATACGGTGTAACAAATTTACCAATTTTAAAATCATCATATGGAATAGCATCCCATAATGTTACACGAACAGAACTTGCTTCTGTTTCTGACATTGTACCTTTAACACCTTTGCTTAAGATACCATTGCCTGTTTTACGATCAAGAGGTTTGCCTGCAGAATCTACAACTAATAGCTCACCATCAAAAACATAATTGGCACCGTAATAAGAAGCCAATTTGAGTAAAGCATCGCTAAATAGCTTACTTGGAATATTAAGTTCTTTACCATTGCGGCTCCTGTATTCTACTGTGCCATTTCGGACGATTGCGTTAAAACGCATGCCATCTAATTTTAACTGACAATATGCCGGGAATTTAATTTTGTCGACAAGCTTTTGGTCGAATCCAGAAGCCAACATAACCGGATACGTTGAGATAAGCTTGGGCCAGATTTTGTTTGCGGTTGCTTCACTGACTCCACAACGAAGGTCTTGCTTGATGATACGCTCAATAACGCTGGCATCTTTTTCATTCACTGACTCCAATACAAAGGTTAGATGTTCAATTGCTGCATTGCCCGTCACATTGCGGGTTGCAAATTCATTAAGGAGTTCTTGCATAGCCCAAGTTAAAGATTGTTTACCTTTAGCTTGTTTGGTGTATGCTGGAATTTTGCGAATATAATAACTGATAAGAGGATCTAGCGCAATTCGAAACGCTTCTTTTAGGTCAGCATTATTCTTATTGGTTGTAAGAATTGCTTCTTTAGCCAAGCGAGAATTGTCAGATGCGAGTTGATCTAAAATATCATATACCGTTGTCATAATAACCTTTCTTCATATGCTTTATTATAACATCTTTTTTGGTAAGTGTCAAGCATAAAAGTGCTCATTTTTTAAGCAAATGGTCGCATTTCGGTGTTGATTTTATAAGTAATACTTGTATACTTATGAGGAGCATCTTCAACCGCTTGTTTGGCTTTTTCTAATTTTTGGATATCGTCATAAACACCGATAATATCTTGTTTTCGAGTACGACCAATAGTGTCACGCCATTCAGCTTCTAAAATATACAAGGTTTTCATATTATGCAGACATTCTTGTAGAATTTGTAATGGTCTCATACATTGTTTCAAATTCTTCATGTTCTTCAATTTCTTTGGTAAAATTTTGTTTGTGATATACCTTAGCCATACGACGAAATGTCTTTTTGCTAAGTTCTAGATTATCACATAACTCTTTAATTGCTTCTCGTTGAAACTCACGTTCACCTTCAGTACGTGTCATACTTGCTGAAAGTTCTTTCATACAATCAAGAATTGCTTTACGATCCGTGGGACTGGATGGGATACCTGCCATAATTTATTTCCTTTCAATATCATCTTCAATACAATTGTCGCCATACTGGATTTCGACAATCTTCAATGGTGACTCAGTTTCATTACAAAGCTGATGCCACTCTGTTTTACCAATATGGAGATTTTCAAATTTATTGAATTTCCCAATTAGTTCAACATCTGTGCTACAATTTAACGTATAAACCGTAGCTGTTCCTTCTGATACAAACCAATGCTCGCTTCGATCTTTATGTCGTTGCATACTTAAACATTTGCCAGGGGCAACAGTTAATTCTTTTACTTTGACATCTTTACTTTGTTCATGAAGAACTCGATAATAGCCCCACACCCTTTCAGTTTTAGGTGTTTTCCATTCTTGTAATATCCATGAACTAGAATTAATTTTGTTTTCGCCACCAACGCCAAACGCAAAAACTAAATTATCATCTTTAATATCCATCTCGGGAATATTTTCCTGAGTACGATCTCCGCCATTTGCAAAAACAATTTGATCATTGGGATATAATGCTCGCAAATCTCGAATAGCTTCTTTAGCTGATCCATCTCGATCATTAAAAAATATTGTACGATCTACCATGCTCAAATTTTTAACAATGCCATTACGCTCTTGTTCAGGCATAAACGGTGCACCTTTTTTACGACTAAGCCATGCATCTGAATTTATTCCAACAACTAATAAATCACCTAATTTTTTAGCTGATTTAAAATATTCAATATGCCCAGAATGTAAGGGATCAAACCCTCCGGTTACTAAAACTATTTTTCTCATTATCGCCTCATTGTAGAAATTTCTTTTGCCTCGTCATCACTAAAGATGGGGACAGCATTAGACTTGTGCATTGTACCAATACCTAGAACCTTTGTTCCAGTATACACGGGTGCCGGCTTGCTAGAAACTGCACCTGTTATTTTATCGTTTAAACTTTTAATATTTTTATTCGTAATGCCTCGGGGATTAGAAGATACCGGAGGAATATACGCATCTGCTTCCATAGCTCGTTTACGTTTTTTATCCTCATCTGCAATACCCCATTTTTTCTGCATAAGTTTCCATTCTTCTGCTAAAGCTCTAGCATTACGTGCCTGTTCAGCACTTTGAAATTTAACTTTTGATTTCTTTTTTCCGGTTGTAGATAACCAGGGTCCAACGATGTGCATTGTCATATTAAATCTCCCATACTATATTATAACATCTTTTTCAATACTTGTCAAATGCTCGATATTTGTGGTGGTTTACCGTTCTACTGTCATACATTGGGTCATCTGGTATATCATCCGAAACTAACCAATTACTTACGACTGGTTCGGGTTCGTCTCGTTTGAAGAACCTAGTCAATCTTTCAAAGAGACTGCGGCTTTTTTTGCTTTTGGTTCTTTCTTAAGAACTGGAATAATATCTACAATAGTTTTTGGTTTAGCAGGGGGAAGAATATTGGGAAATGCTTCTCTAACTAAATCTTCTGTAAGCGTTTTATATCTAGTTTCAAGATTTTTGTCTTTAGCTAAACATATTACTTCAGACTCTGTCCAATGGATACCTTCAAGCATTTGAACAAACAATTGTTCTTTTTTAATTTTAGATAGGTTAATATTTGGTTCTAGCCAAATATACATACGTCTAAATTCTGCATACAAGTTTGTTTCGGAATATCCAATTGGAATTTTCTCATCTTTCTTGAATGGCGGTTCACCCTCTGGTAAATCTAATTTAACATCTGGGTTAAAATTGATTTGTAGAACGCCCTCAAGCTGTGGGCTATGGTATGATCTTAATACAGCAATCTTTTTATCTTTGCCGTTTGTTTTTTCGACTTCTTCGAAAATTTGTGGTATAGTTGTTCGCATCAGAACTCCTCAATTAATTCCAACATATTCTTCATTTTATGCTCAATGAAAAAGTTCAAAAGCATACTCTTGTTTTTATCAGGCTGACCTGTGTAGTTATTTATAATAGAATTTTTAATCTCTTCTGGGATGCAGGCAAAGTCAACCAATTTGCGATTACGTTCAAATCGAGTCTTAAATTCATCATCTTGTGGCATAAGCGTTGCATCTTTGTACCAAGCTTCTAATTTTTTAGTTGTGATTGGTTTTTGTCTTTCACCTGCAACAATACTATCATCTGCAGATAATACGTTAGGTACTCCGTCGCCCTTGTCGCCTTTAATTGTATGTTCGAAGATATATTGTTTAGGTGACATATCAGGTTTAACATATTTCTTTTGTACTGGAGAAAATTGTTTTACATTCTTAAACTTTTGAAGTTGAATAAAATCATGATCGCCCGATACAATTAAAAAGGGTTTTGGATCATCTTCAAAAACTCCACCACCTGCAAAATCATTTGTTTGAGACCACTCTGCTAATACTGCAATAACGTCATCTGCCTCTGCGCCATCGACGTTAACAACTTTGTAAGGAAAAAACTTATCGATCTCATTTCTGATTAGATCCAGAGCTTCAAAGATTGTTTTCCAATCTAAACCAGAATCCTCACGAGCTTTTTTGCGACCTGCCTTATAATATTGGAATTCTTGTCTCCTCCAATAATTTCTATTGTCTACTGCAATAACTAATTGACCAAATTCTTTTCCGAATTTTTGTTTGTAGCCTCGAATAGAATTTAAAATCATGTGACGCAATAGGGGCACCTGTATTTCAATATCTTTTCTGCCGCCAATTTCTGCCATCAAATTTGAAATAGCCGTTTGGCTGTAATCAACAACAATCATAATATATCTTTCTGTTTAGGTTGCAAGTGTGGTATTTGTAAAAGGTTGACCGGTTGCGCCATCCAAAGCCGCGTCAAGTTGTTGTTTCTGTATATATTGAGCATACGGGGTTATAGCTTCTTTTACCGAAGGGATTAGTGTTGCATTTAGCAAAGTATTGCTACAACCTGTTAATAAGTTAAAAACAACATAATTTACGTAAGATTCAACCGCTCTTTTAATTGCAAGTTTATTAATCTTGGTAGTTACAGTAGTATTAAAAGTATTAACTGTTGATTGTAAATTTCCAAGCGCACTAATTAATGCTGCACCGCCAGTATTAGCAAGTACTGCCTGGGTCAGCGCACTCTTTGCACCTTCAATAATAGCACCAGATTTAAATCCATCTACAAGAACTTGAAGGTCAATATCTGGTACATCACCTGCCGGACTACATCCATCTCCCAATAAATCTGCAAGTGTGCATCCACCAAATGGTTTACCATCTTCGGGATCAGCTTGGCCTGACAATCTATCACTATGAGTTTTAAAATTTGTCATTTCAGTTTTTAAACTATTTAAATATGCAAATTCAGTTGCATTGCCAGATGTTGCCACAGGACCAGCACCAAGATCTTCCGTAATTTGAGCAAGGCGCAAATTAATTTGCGTAATAGTCTGAGTCGTAACAGTTCCTACTGGATTATAGAAAAACTGATTAGCCATTTGTTGCATAGCATTTACGTCGCCGGATATTCCATTTAATGTAGTAGTTACCTGATCAATAAATGCTTTAATTTGTGCAATCTCTGAGGGAATAATTCCTCGTGTAGATATCTGCTTCATGCCCTGAGATAACTGAGTGTATACCTGTTGTAATGGACTGCCGCCAATC